AGTTATGCGGCAAAAGTGGGAGAAACTGACGACTTAGTTATGAGTCTGGTGTTAATTACACGTATGATGCAGGGCCTGCAGTCTTTTGATGCTAACTTAGACACAGCAATGAGAGACCACAATGACTCATTTGTTGAACCCATGCCATTTGTAATTTTTTAATGCCCCTAGCATAAATACAAACATGAGCGAAATTGAACCCATAGCACAAGGATTACATGACAAGTTGAAGAACAGATTTGGCGATATCGCTATATCTGACGAGTCAGCCAAGCCTACTAGTGAAGTAGAGCAGGGCCGCTTTTTTAACTTTGATTATAATGTTGGCAACAAAAACTACGGTAACGTCACTATCAGTATAAATGATGGCGAGAGTCTAAAGATATTTTTTAACAGACGCATCAGTCACAAGATGGATGAGGAAGACCGTCCAACATGGTACAAGTTTTTAAAGGCACTGCGTAGTTTTTCACGTAGAAACATGCTAAGGTTCGATACAAGAGATATTACAAGACACGCATTAACGAAAAAAGAGATTAAAGATATGGCCACCAACGTAGACGTTTACGACAAAACAGAACTTAATCAAATAAAGACTAATGAAAGCAAATTATATGGTAGCAGTAAAAGCAGTTACCAGAAGTTAGTTGCTAAAGAAGGACAAAATCCTGTTAAAATTATTGTAAGACATGCTAAGAAAGTTGATGAAGAAAAGCATGGGGCAAGAGCAAGAAATATTAGTGCAATCTTTTTAGAAACACAAACAGGTGAAAGATTCAAATTACCATTTACTAAACTAGTAGGTGCAAGAGCTATGGCTAGACACTTAATGAACGGTGGCGGTGTTGGCGATGACTTATCAACTCACATATCAGAACTAGTTGAAGAAATGGCAGACTTAGGTCAATTTGTTAGACTAATGAAAAACAAACCCTGGGAAAACAGCGAGACTAAAGAAATGGTGGAAGCCGCAGTTGAACGCTACCAAGGTGTGAGAGCCACGCTCAATAGTCTACAGGGACCAAAAGGCTACGCAAAGTATGTAGAGGCATTTCAGCCTGAAGTAAAGCAGTTAGATGATTTTGATGCAGACACACTTAAAGAAAAATTCGTACAAAAGAGCTTCCCAGAAAAGTTAGAGTCTGCATTACCACACGTTTATAGTGCGCACAAAGCATGGAGTAAAAATATGTCAGAGCAGTTACAACAAGTACATGAATTTGTACGCACAGATGAATCTGTAGAATTGGGCAGAACATGTGGTGACAAGGCTTACTTTGAATCATTAAGTTTTGTTGACACAAAAGCATTATTAAGAACAGTACTAGAACAAGTATCAGAACAAGCAGACGGAGCAATTAAAGAGTTTGCAACTAAATGGGCATCTCGAATTGACACACTAGAAGAGCATGTTGATGAATCTTTAAAAGAAGAATACGGTATGGCTGTACAACTTGCCAAGCAGTATATTAAGGGTGTTAAGTCGATCAAGGAAAGCCAACCGATAGTACAACAAGATGCTGAAACATATCAAGACGTTGCATTTGAATCTGATGAATATGCAGACTGGGCAGACAGTATGGTTGAAGACAATGAAGTTGACGAAGATGCAATACGTGAACTTGCATTGTATATTGAAAATGATGGTCAACTATACCAACAACAAGGTGAGCCTATCATGCGTAACCTTTCACGCAAGTGGGACAAAGGTATATATGACCACGATAAAGCAAAAACATTATGGAAGTATTATGCAGATACTGGTGCTAAGAAGTATGGCAAAGAACATGGTGCAAATGATGGCTTTAAAATGTTCCCACCAGCAGTACGTAGAGCAGTTGCAAGTGAACTAGCAGATAATTGGCACGAAGAACTAAAGGCTGGTAACAAAATGGAAGGCGCACCAGCAGGATATGATCCAGAAAAAGACCCAGTAACACAGTCAATGCCTGCATATAAAATTGCTAAAGGTGCTACTAAGGTTGGTAAGGCTATTAAAGGTGCAATAGATAAAATTAATCCGTTTAAGAAAGACGAGGATGTTAACGAAGGTGATGTAGCACCACACGAAAAGTTACAAAAACTAGTAGGACAGCATTTTCCTGTAGGACAAGACGGTAGTAATGCTATTACAGCACTACAAGGTATTATAGATGATGAAGGACTTAATGCTGAAATACAAAAGATGGCAGACGAAAAAGGTCCTGACACTTGTGGTAGACCAGCAGTACACAAGTACTTGTCAGACGTAAACCCAGAGTTATTGAAGTTATTAGACTTTGGTGACATGACAATGGAAACACTGGGTGGCGATGCTAGTGAAGATTTCATCGATGCAGTTACAGACAAAAAGAAAAAGAAACACGGCGAAACAACGGCAGAAGATATTAAAAGATTAAGCGGAATTAAATAGTAAATTTAACCGTTTAGCATTGACTAGATAAATAAAATTGTATACACTACTAAAGTGGTGTGTGCATATTAGGCATACATTATGGCAAACTTATTAAGGAGAAAACATTATGGCAACATCATTGGCCGATATCAGAGCAAGACTGCAACAACAAGAAACACGATCAAGTGGTAGTTCAAGTGGAGGTGGCGACAATGCTATCTTTGCACACTGGAACATAAAAGAAGGTGAGACCGCAACTATCAGGTTCCTTCCTGATGGAGATACTAAAAACGATTTTTTCTGGGTAGAACGTGCTATGATCCGTTTACCTTTCCAGGGTATTAAAGGACAAGCAGACAGCAAACCTGTACAGGTACAAGTACCCTGTGTTGAGATGTGGGGAGAATCCTGTCCTATTCTAGCAGAAGTTAGAACATGGTTTAAAGACAAGAGTCTTGAGGACATGGGTCGTAAGTACTGGAAAAAACGTAGTTACTTGTTTCAAGGTTTTGTTAGAGAGAATCCAATGCAGGAAGATACAACACCTGAAAACCCAATTCGCAGATTTGTAATTAGTCCACAAATCTTTAACTTGATTAAGTCAGCACTACTTGACCCAGACATGGTTGAGTTGCCAACTGACTATACACAAGGTTTAGACTTCAGAGTAGTTAAAACTACAAAAGGTGGTTACAGTGACTACTCTACAAGTAATTGGGCAAGGCGAGAGTCTGCACTTACATCAACAGAAACAGCGGCTATAGAACAATATGGTTTATTCAATCTAGCAGACTTCTTGCCCAAGCGTCCAGACGAGACAGCTCTTAAAGTTATGAAAGAGATGTTTGAAGCATCAGTAGATGGACAACCATATGATGCAGAAAAATGGGGAAGTTACTTCAGACCAGCAGGCGTTCAAATTGCTAACGCACAACCTAGAGAAAGTGCGCCAGCAACACAGACTGCTCCTGCACCAGCACCAACTGTAGAAGCAACCCCCGAGCCTGTTGCAGTAGAGGTACCTACAGAAGCAACTGCACCGGTAGAAGATGCAAAACCAAGTAGCCAGAGAGCAGAAGATATTTTGGCTATGATTAGAAATAGACAGAAGTAATACCTCCTAGTAGTAAGTAGTTAGAAGCGGGTACCCAGGTGGGTACCTGCTTTAATACTACACTCGATATGTTTACACAACTAGATTACGAACTATTTCCAGATAATCCTGAGGTATATAAGTTACCGTCAGGTGACCTTGTGGCTAAGGTACTTAAGAACGCATCTAGTAGTTTAGACAGACAAGGCTACAAACTAGCAACAACGGAAGAAATATATCAAGCATCAAGTATCACAGTATACTGGCGAGAACCTATTGCAAGGTTTAAAAGTGGACTAAGCACCTTTTTACAACAAACCAACATATCAGTTAACCATGCATCGCAGTACTTGTTTTTAAATAGACATTATGCACCACAGTTTTATACGTTGATTAACTTACGCCGTTATATGAATAAGACTGCTAGTTTTAGTTTTAGGAGTATAGACCAAGTGAAAGACATAACAGACTTTCACGAAGTACCGTACAAAACGACGGAAGTACTTGTAACAGATAAAGCAGTGTTCTATATGACTTGTGATAAAATGATATGGGAGCGTTACTTGGGTGCAATAGTACAATGGGACGAACTTATCAGTGTACTAAAAACTGACTACAAGGAATACTATAAAGAAGTTTTTGAACATAGTAAGAGCATATATGAAAGCATTTAAAGAGATTGAGTGTCATAGTATCATTGGTATACAGCAAGAAGTTATGGAACATCTTGCACACTATAATCTTGAAGAAGGCTGGAACGACATAGATGAAGCTACCTGTTTGCGTAGTTGCTCTACGCTAATGAACTGGTTAGTGAAGGAAAAGAAATGGCATCCTAGAGATATTGCATGTACCTATCTTACTAGGCATCTAGACTTGCATGTAGATGCAAAACCAGTAGTTGCTAAACTTAACATACCCATACAAAACTGTGTTGGCAATATAAACTATTGGTACGATGAGGATATTAGTTATAGACCCAGAGTTAAGGACAAATTTGATAGAGAAGTCTATGACTTGAAGGGATGGGTAGCAAACTCAGACATAATTACACATAAGCTCTTTACTAAACCAATTGTGTTTAACAGTCAGATACCACACGGTGTTAAGGTTTCTTATGGTCCACGTATAGTTTTAAGTATAACATTTTTTAATGAACCTATAAATGAATTGTACGAGATTTAGACATTTTGCAAGATTAAATCCAGATGGCACAGTTAGTCGTTGTGGTCATATGGTTAGACCGCCACGTTTTGAATCGTTCAATGCTATGAATGCCAGCGAGTGGAACCAAAATCTTAAAGACTGGCCAGACGAATGTATCAGATGTCGAGTAAGTGAAAACGAAGGCAAAGAAAGCATAAGACAGTATGCTGAAAAGCAACATCAAGAACTGTATAACATACGCAAAGACTATCTCATAATAGGCGGAGTATTAGATAACATCTGCAACTCAGCATGTCAACATTGCAACCCACATCTCAGTACAAAGTTTGGCGCAATAGCAAATAATAAAATTAGCGTTGACAATACTGATAAGTTTTATGACTTTCCACAAGAACGCATACTTAAACTAGACATAAACGGTGGCGAACCTACAGCAAGTCCTAACTATAAGAAATTACTAGAACATCCTCCACAAAATGTACGTTACATAAGAATAAACACGAACGGCAGTCTACGTATAGATCCAAAGCCATTGTTAAAGCGTGGTATTGATGTTACAATAACTATGAGTTTAGACGGTACCAAAAAAGTACACGACTACTTACGTTGGCCTATTACTTGGAAAACATGGTTAAAACAATTTAACTACTACAACAAATTTAAAAATGATAACTTTCATTTAGATGTGTGGTCAACAATAAGTGCATTAAACTTGCAAGACTATCCTAACATTAAGAAGTTTTGCGAGGATAAAAAAGTAAATTGGGCATGGGCATTTTTAGAATCTCCAGATGTATTAAGTGTACGACATACTAATTTTTTAACAGAGCCTGCTAAGGATCTTTTTGAAGTAGTGGGCACAGAACAGGACAACAGCCATAAACTGTCTGAATGGTTGTTGTTTCAGGACACTATTAGAAAGATTAACTATAAGGACTACTTATGAAGATAGCAATTACAGGTGGCACTAACGGTATTGGTAAAGCCATAGTAGAGCATTATGTTAAAAAAGGACATACCGTATTAGATTATAGTAAGCGTAATGGTTGGGATATACAACACCACGATCGTATAGCAGAACGTGTTGCACAAGCAGATTGGTTCTTTAACAATGCTCAACAAGGATACGCACAAACAGAATTGCTATTTGATGTTTACGAATACTGGCGAGACAAGCCAGGTAAAAAGATTATTAACATTAGTAGTATGATGGCAGGTATGCCTGTTAGTTGTTTAGAAGGTTATGACATGATAAAGTATCATCATCAAAAACGTACACTAGAGTCCGCAGTAGAAGTATTGCGTAACAACTTGACTTGGCCTCAGTTAGTTATTGTGCGTCCAGGCAAAGTTGACACACAAGGTGAAGGTGGTGCTAATGTTACAGCATGGGTAGAAAAACTTACTAACATATTGGACCATGACCAAGTTGGCATGGAAGTATACGACATCAGTCTAGCATAATGGACGCAAAAGAATACGTTACTAGTGAAATACGATGCCCTGTGCCTTGGACAGGCATAATGGTAAACCATGATGGGCAAGTTAAGAACTGTATTAGAGCATACGAGGACATAGGCGACTTAAAGACTACACCAATACGTGATATTGTGTTGGGCAGTAAAAATACGGAAATACAACAAGCTCACCAAAACAATAACAAACACACAAGTTGTCAAGGATGTCATAAATTGGAAGAACAAAAAACAGACTTTAACATTGTAAGTGATAGGAAATACTATATTAAAGAACTACGCAATGTAGACCGTGGTATATACGATCATAACACACACGAACTACACCAAATAGATGTGCGCTGGCAAAACACATGTAACTTTACTTGTATATATTGTGGTCCAGAGTTTAGCAGTAAATGGGCACAGGAATTAAACGTACATCAACCTAAACCAAGTCAAGACAACTACACAGACTTGCGTAACTATGTTTTTGACAATGTCAAGAACTTAAAAAATGTTTACTTGGCAGGTGGTGAGCCTATGCTTATGACCGAGAACGAGGAACTGTTAGAGCTATTGCTTAAACATAATCCAGATGTAAGTTTACGTATCAATACTAACTTAAGTCACACTGATACTCGAGTATTTGATTTGGCATGTAAGTTTAAGAACGTACACTGGACAGTTAGTGCTGAGACCATGGGAGATGACTACGAGTATATACGTTATGGCGGGCAGTGGGCAACGTTCTGCCATAACTTGCGTTGGATCAAAGACCTAGGACACAAGATAACATTTAATATGTTATACTTTAGTCTTAATGCATTTACAGTGTTTTACTTTATTGAAAAGTTTAAGAATGACTGGAACTTTCATCCAAATGCATTTGTAATTGGACCTGTACTACAACCCGAAGCACTTAATGTTCGGCATCTTCCTAAATTGACACTAGACAGGATTAGTGTTATACTACAAGAGAAGATTAACGAAAAACCTGGATACTTACTAGAAGATAGTTACAGGAATTTATTGAGATATATACAAGAGCCGTTTGAGAAGAATCCAAACAGCACTATAGATTTTTTAAAGGCAATAGATGCTCGCAGAGGCACAGACAGCGAAAAACTATTTCCTTACATATATAAACTAATGAGGCAATAATATGGCACAAAAACCCTTTGACGTATCAAAATTTAGGAAAGGCTTAACTAAGAGCATTAGCGGTATTAGTTTTGGCTTTAATGATCCTACAGACTGGGTCAGCACAGGTAACTATGCACTAAACTATCTTATTAGTGGAGATTTTGAAAAAGGCATCCCACTAGGCAAAGTAACTGTATTTGCTGGAGAGTCAGGCGCAGGAAAGAGTTATATCTGTTCTGGTAATATTGTAAAATCAGCACAGGAGCAAGGCATTTTTGTTATCCTAATTGATAGCGAGAACGCACTTGACGAAGACTGGTTAAAAGCACTTAATGTAGACACATCAGAAGATAAACTGTTAAAACTAAACATGGCAATGATTGATGATGTTGCTAAAACAGTAAGTGACTTTATGGGAGAATATAAAACACTGCCGGAAGATGACCGTCCCAAAGTATTGTTTGTAATTGACAGTTTAGGTATGTTACTAACACCTACAGACGTTGATCAGTTTGGTAAAGGCGATCTTAAAGGCGACATGGGACGTAAGCCTAAAGCACTTACTGCACTGGTACGTAACTGTGTTAACATGTTTGGTAATGCAAATGTAGGACTAGTAGCAACTAACCACACTTACGCAAGTCAAGACATGTTTGATCCAGATGATAAAATATCAGGTGGACAAGGCTTTATCTATGCTTCAAGTATTGTAGTT